TTATGTGCCGGTGGCAGTTTTGGTGGCAGTTGCGAAGTTGGCGGGGTTGCTGCGTCGCTTCTTCGGCGGCGCCTGGACGATGCGCTCCGCCTCGGTGCTGCGATGGCTGGGGCAGAGATGCGCATAGCGGGCGGTGGTGGTGATGGTCTTGTGGCCGGCGAGCTCCTGGATGGTCTTGAGCGGCGTGCCCGCGATCGCGTGCCAGGAGCAGAAGGTGTGCCGGTTGTTGTGCCAGGTGTAGTCGTCGATCCCGCAGTCTTCTACCGCCGCTTCGAACCAGGCCGTCGACCAGGCTCCCTTCCCTTTGCGCGGCCGGGGAAAGACTTTATCGGATCGCTTGGGCCGCACCCGATCGCGCTCGGCCGCAAGGCCGCCGCGGACCAGGCTCACCATCGGGACGTCGCGGTCCTCGCCGTTCTTGGTTTTGGTGAGATGGATCTCGCCGCGCTCAAAGTCGACCTGGCTCCAATCGATCGAGAATTGCTCGCCGGACCGCATGCCGGTGAAGACGGAGACTAGAAACGCCAGCGCACGTGTGGCCGCCACGGCAGCCTGCTTTTCGGTCCCTGGCTCCGGCACCTGGGCAATGCGGCCTAAAAGAGTTACGTATTCCTCGCGGGTGAGGTACCGTTTGCGGCCGGCCGGCTCGCGGCGGTGAAAGATCAACGTGGCGGGATTCATGTCGGCCTTTCCGGCGCGCAGAGCCAGGCGAAAGCAGAGGCTGAAGAACGCCTTGTAGCGGTTGAAGGTGGCGGCCTCGATGCCGCGCGCGTCGATCCACTTCTCGATCGCCTCGGCAGTCAGCTTCGCGGCGCGCATCGATCCAAATTGCTTGCGCACCAGGGCGGCTTTCTCGACGTAGTCTGCGTGGGTTTTGTTGTGCGCGAGGGTGTGGCGGAGCAGGTCATCGAGCAGCTCGCCGAAGCCGGTGTGGGAGCTGCGCAGGACGGGCAGCTTCTCGCCGGCGCGGATGGCGGCCTTGCGGGTTTGATAAAGCGAGATGGCGGTGGATTTGTTGCCGGCGCGCTCGCGGTGACGCTTGCCGTCGGCGAAGTACTGGCACCAGTAAACCCTGCTGCCTTTGGGATGTTCGTAGACGCCGCGGTGCTTTTTCTCTGGCTTCAGTGCCGCGCCCATCCACCCGTTATACGCGAACGCCACTATCTCCACTGCACATTTCGTCGCGCATGATGCGTTCGGCGGCGAGCTTGACCTCGGACGAGGGGATGAGCACGTTGCGGCCGTACTTGCGGGTGTGGATGCGATGGTCGGCGATCATGTAGTCGATCGAGCGCAGCGGCAGGCCGAGGGCATAGGCGGCTTCGTGGCGGCGGTAGAAGAGCTTCTCGATCTTGCCGTTGCCGGGCTTCGCGTCGGGCACGGCTGCCAGCTTGGACCGGCGATCGACCCGGGGTACGGGCATGCGGGTGAGGTTGGTCGCGGCCATGGCTAGGCTTCCTGGAGTTGAGCTGCGCGGGATACGCGGATCGGCGTGTCGACGTAGTCCTGGGGATAGAGGATTTGATCGCGGGTGATTGCGTTGCCAAAGTATTTGGCGAGGCGGTTTGCAAGTTCGGGACTCGCGGCAGTCTCTCCAATTTCGACGCGACGGTAGTGGCTTGGAGTGATGCCGAGGTCGAGTGCCACCTGTCGAGAGGTCATCTTATTTCCCTCGCGATGGGCCTTCAATGGTGTCGTCACAAAAACCTCCTGATGTTTTATTACACCATCATTATGGCTTGTCAAGCGTTACCATTGCAAGGCGTCTCACACCATTCGTTGAAAGAATAGCCTATGGACATAGTGGGAGCGAACATCCGAAAAATCAGGCTTTCAAAGGGCCTGCTGCAGAAGGAGCTCGCGTATCTAGCCCAGATGAACCCGAGCAATCTATCGAAGCTTGAGCGCGGCGACTACACCTGGACCAAGACGAATCTGGAACGGATCGCCATGGCACTGAATGTCGGCTTGGTCACATTGTTTACTGAGGAACCAAAGGCGTCACTACGTGGGCTACCTGCTGGGGCTGCGAAGAGTTCCGCACCCAACGACAACTCGCAGGCGTTGGCCGCAGTCGAGGCGAAGTTAGAGCGCATTCTCTTCGTTTTGGGAGATCGTTCGCGCATCGCATAGCCGCAGCTCCACGCAGCGCCTTGCAATCCTGCGCGGCGACTATGGCTTGACACGCCATACAGATGGTGTAATAAAACATCCAGCGGTATAGTTAGGAGCGCCACAAATGTCGGCTAGTTTACAGAAGCGGTTCCCCCCAGAGACTCGAGTAGGCCGCTGCGTCGATTGCTCCTCACGGTGCGACCCGGACAAGCGCCAGTGTGTGATGTGCGAGCGCCACTTTGGTCCACCCGTCAACCTGCAGCCGACGACGAGTGACGCGGAGTACGCCAGGAGGTATCGCGATTATGAAGGGGAAGTTTAGATCATCTATGAACCTCGCGCCCGCTCAGCCTGGGCGATGCCGCTACTGCCGGTGCACCGACCGATGCGCCTGCCCTGAGGGTTGCAGCTGGTATGACGATCAGGCCACCGTCTGCGACTCTCCGCTTTGTGTCGCGCGCTTCCGGCTCGCGCTGGCCAACGCGATCAGCAAGCTCCTGAGGATCGGACTCAAGAAACAACAGGGGCAGCGCCTGTCGTGCTATTCCATGGCGGCCGTCATCATCGACGAGCTGCGTAAAGAACTTGCGATGGAGGTGCGCGATGCCAAAGTGGCGAGTTGAGTTCAACGGTGCGGTTGAGGTCGACGATGCGGAGAGCGAAGAGGCCGCGATCCGCGCGGGCTTCGCGAAGCTGGCCGATGACGGCGTCGACAACATCCTGTTCGCGGATGCGGATCCGATCCGGGTTAGCTCTTTGCGCGGCCCCACGACGGAAGAAGAGTTGGTCTACACCAAAGGCCTCGTCGCCCAGTATGAGGCGGACGCCGCGCGAGCGATCGACGCCGACGAAGTTGTTCGGAGAGGAAAGGAGGCCGCGGAGAATCGCCAGAGCTGAATGGGGACGGGGCGTGAAACAAAAATGGAGAACGCCTCGCCCTCTCAAAAAAACTATAAAGCCCACCGGCAACGTGGGTGGTTGTGGGAATCGAGCAAGTACACAGTGAAGGACTAGATGCAGCCAGAAGACGAGAAAATTGACGCGCGCGACCAGCGGGACGGGGGATGGTCATGGGTCCAAAACGACCTCTACACGTTCTTCCTCCCGATCATCGGCCGTGAGGCAACGCACCTCTACCAAGTGATGACTTACCTGATCCCAACCCGAGCCAACAACCCGGTCTTCGACCTGAGCCTGCGTGTGATCGGCAACAACGCCATGATGTCGAAGACGACCGTCTCGAAGTACCTGAGGGTCCTCGAGCGAGTGGGGATGATCGTCGAAAAGCCGGGTGGGACGGAGGAGCGGCCGATGCTTCTGCTGGGCGATCTACGCAAATTGGCGAAGTTGGGCGAGAAGGAGATCCGCAGACGGATGGGTGTCCGCGTGGCGGACAGTGACGATGAGGGGGGTGGGTCTGAACCGCCGCCAGACGGTGGGAATGGATGGCCGCAAGGGGGCCCCGGCAGCGGAGATGCGCCTCCGAACGGCTCTACGAACGGACATATGGAGGCGACGGCTCCTGAAGGCTCTGGCGAGAGGGGTGTCCGCGTGGCGGACAGTGGGGCTGATTTCGAGGCTGTGGGTGAAATTCTGAGGAAAACGACCATCGTAGACCTCGTGCTGTCCGCGAAACAGGGGGGTACTGTCCGCGAAAAGGGGGGTAACTGTCCGCGAAATGGGGGGGTACTGTCCGCGACAGACGACCCCTTTAAAGTACTTAATCTATCTAGAAAATCTTTAAGTACCCCCCCTACCCCCGCAAGCGGGGGCGCCGCGGCTTCGATCCTCACGGCAAAAGCCGAAGCCAAACCCAACGGCAAAAACTTTTCCCATGAGGGGCAAGAGCCGGAGACCATCGCCGGGCTGCGCGAGGCGGTGGCGAAGGTGCTGCGCGAGTGCGGGCTGAGCGGGCGCCGGCGCGCCGCGGTGATCGAACGGGCGATGTGCGCCGAGGCGGGCATGACCGACGAGCGGCCGAACTGGAATGCGATCGCCGAGCGGATGATCGAGGCGCGTGGAGAGTATTCCAAGCTCGGCCGCGCGGGCCTGCTGCGCATTGGGCCGTACCGGCTGGAGCGGTTCTTCGGCGAGGCGATCTGGCGCGAGACCGGGCTGTGGGCGATCGACGAGAAGCGGCTCGAAGAGCGGAGGCGATTGTGATGGCGGCGCTGGGCGCGATCGGAGCCTGCATCGGCTTGCTGGTGTGGCTGGCATGGCCGCGGCTGAGGCGCTGGTGGAATCGGAGGCGACGGTGAGCTGGATTCGGATTGTTCTGGAGTACTGGCATCGATGGACGGAGGTTCTGTGAGCGAGGGAAACCGGAAACCGCCGCAATCCGTGAAGCCGCGATGCCCGATCTGCGGCTACGACGACACCGGGTGCGAGGTGTTCGGATGTTGGGATATCCCACCCGATTATGCAAACGCCCAAACAACCCAAACAACCCAAGCCCCGGCCGCGGGCCTTCCCGCAAAGCGTCCAGAACGGAACGAAGTTCCATGATCATCACGGTAGCGAGTTACAAGGGCGGAGTCGGCAAGACCATGACGGCCGTGCATCTGGCAGCGTACCTCGAAACCCTGGCGCCGACGCTGCTGCTGGACGGCGATACGACCAAGGACGCGCGGGCGTGGAGCGAACGCGGCAACGCTGAAAACGGTGGCTTCCCTTTCAAAGTGGCCGCGCTGGAGCAGGCTGCGAAGCTGGCACGCAATTACAACCACCTCGTGATCGACACCGGGCAGAAGCCGAGCGGCGAGGACCTGAAAGCCGCGGCCGAAGGATGCGACCTGCTGGTGATTCCCGCGATGCCGGGCGCGCAGAACACAAACGGCCTGGGTGAGACGATCCGAGCGCTGCAGGAGATCGGCGGCGCGAACTATCGCGTGCTGCTGACTTGCGTGGCCTCGTATGAAGCCAGCGCGGCCGCCAATTTGCGCAAGCTGCTGGCAACAGCGAACGTTCCCGTGTTCGAAGGTCAGACACCTCGGCTGGAGGCCTTCAAGAAAGCAGCGCTGGCAGGCTGCATCGTCGACAAGGCCAAGGATCCGGAGGCCGCGCGAGCGTGGGCGGCTTATGTCGCAATCGGCAAGGAACTCTGTTTCATCCTGAACGCCGCACGCGAAGGCACATACCTGGAGGCGCGCGCATGAGGTACTTCGTACCGTTCTGGACGCTTCGCGTGGGGAGGATCAAATGAGCCTGGCATCGGCATTTGCGGGAATCAAGGAAGCGCGGGAACCTGAGCGCCCAAGTACCCAGGCACCTAAGCGGGTGAGCACCCAAGGGCCGAAGCTCGAACCCCGGCGCGCACCGCTGCCCTTGCAGGGGACGGCGAAGAGCAGCCATCCGGACTTTACCGCGGTGAAGATCTTCGTGCGCCGGCAGACCCACAAGACGGCCGCGCGCAAGTGGCAGGACGCCGAGGGTGGCGACTTCAGCGACCTGGTCGAGACGCTGCTGCAGAAGTACCTGAGTACCTAAGCAAGGAGGCGGGGCATGGAGATTCTAACGAGCGTGTTGACCGAGCCGGGCGAGCTGGGGCAATTCCTGGCCGGAGTTGCCGAGCTCGCCGGCGATCCTTCCGCGGCCGTTTGCCAGGTGTTCGTTCCATGGGAAGCAGCCGACGACGATATCGGGGATCTGGTGCCCGACTTCGACCCGAAAGACCGGATGCTGCTGCTCGCCATCGTCGGCACGGGCCTCGAGCCGCCAGTGATCTCGCTGCCCATCTCCGAGGATCTGAGCCCGCAGATCGACGAGCGCGGCAACGTGGCCTTCGGTTTGCGCAAGGTTTGCCGGGGAGTCTGGGCGCTTGCTCTGTCGCTGAATCTGCCCGGCCTGATGCACAGCTTTGTTGTCTTTCACGGGGTGCCTGAACCGGCGCCGTGGGAGCGGCTGATTGTTTTGGTGACCGCGTGTGCGAGCGAGCCATCCCGGACGAGGAGTGCCTGCCCGGGTACTTCCACGAGTGGACTCACGAGGACGAGCTGCGGGCGCACGCAGTTTGCTTACGATCGCGCGATTGCCTGGGCGCGCAGTCCGGCCGGAACACCCTATGGAGCGAGGGAGCCAACACGATGAACGACACACTGAGCCTGCAGCACTACAACACCGTGCGGACCGAGATCGAAGGCCGGTTCTTCTCTGTCAAGGAAGCCGTCGACCTCATCGACGCGATCCAGGCCCGCACCATCGCGGACCCGAAGCTGAGGGAAGCTGCAGCAGCCTGCTGGCCGGAGGCGGTACTGGAGCGGGGATTGTTCGACGAGGAAAACGAGGATGCCCGATGAGCCGCTTCTGGGCAGCCGAGGACTTGCAGATCGTTCGCTGGCTCTATCCGCACGTCAGGACGGAGAAGCTCGCGGCCATTCTCGGACGAAAGATATCGGCGGTCTATGCGGCTGGTTGGAATATGGGCCTCCACAAAACCAAGGAATTTCTCGCGGGACTGCGCAGGCCCGGCTACGCGCCGGGGCGCATGGCCCAGACGCAGTTCAAAAAAGGCTGCCGCACCGGGAAGGCCGCGCAGAACTGGTGTCCAATCGGCACGGTCCGCACCGATAAGGGGGGGTTCCAGCGCATCAAGGTTCGCGAGGCGAAATACGGCAAAGAGGCAACTGGGTTTGGAAATACGAAAGTGTGGCCGCTGTTGAACCGGCATGTATGGGAGCAGCATAAAGGACCGGTTCCGCCGAGCCATGCGATCTGCTTCAGAGACGGCAAGCGCACCAACTGTGCGATCGAGAACCTTGAGTGCATCTCCCGTGCCGAGCTGGCGCAGCGCAATGTGATGTGGACCCGCTATCCGCGCGACCTGGCGCTGGCGATCCAGATGAACGGAGCTTTGAAATGAAAGATGAGGAGGATTGCCCGTGAGCAACACTAAAAACAAATTGAACGATCTGCGTAACCACCTGTTCGCGACGATCGAGGGGCTGAGGGACGAAGAGAAGCCGATGGACCTGGCGCGGGCACGCGCGATCAGCGAGGTCGCGCAGACCATCATTGACTCGGCGAAGGTCGAGGTCCAGTTCCTGGAGGTCATGAACGTCGACAGCGGCAGCGAGTTCTTCGAGGTTGATGGGGAGATCGGCAAGCGGAAATTGCCGCCTGGCGACGGGCTGAAAGTGTTTGCCGGGCGAAGCCGATGAGGACCATGGGGATTGCGCCGGGGGATGCGGTGCTGGTGATCGAGCATCGCGGCGAGCAGCAGATTGTCTACAACGCGCTGGTGGCGGGCATCAGCATGCGCGGCGAGCTGGTGGGGCCGAAGGGCGAGCCGGCGATCGAGGCGACGTTTGTGACCGAGCGCGGAGGCCTGGACTTCATGCGCGACATGGATCCCTGGCACCCGACGCTGAGCGTCCCCCAGGTTGTCCATATCTCGCACCGCGACTGGATCGAGCGGCGCGCCTCGCTGGGCTACGAGGAGCTGCCAGGCCCGACGCCGGGCGTGTGCCGGTACTGCCGATGCACCGAGCGGCGCGCGTGCCGGCTTGCTGACGGACGCTCCTGCGGATGGCTGTTCGTTGAGGCCACGGTGTGCTCAAACCCTGAGTGCGAGGAGCAGTTCGTCCAGGACAATTTGCTGCGAACGGCTGGGAGGGCGGTATGAGGCAGATCTCCATCGAAGGGTATATGCGTGGCGATAAATTCGTAGTTGCCCTGACCCGCGACGACGGCGGGGTCGCCTGGGCCAGAACGAACCCCAACGTGAAACGGATCTCAATCGAAGACACGAAAGGCCGCGAATGGCCGAGGCCACTGCCATGAAGACGCCGGCTGAAAAGTGGGACGACTACCGTCGCAGAACCCTTCCGCCCGACGCCGGCGAGGTCCAGGTTGCCGAGACCAGGAGAGCGTTCATCGCCGGAATGGTCTGCCTGGATTCGGCGCTGATCGAGATTGCGGAGATGCCGATCGACGAGGCCGAGGCTGTGCTTAGCGCAATCCAGGATGAGATGCTGAAGGAGTCGCTCTACTACGTGAGCCAGGACAAGACGAGGGCGCAGGCATGACTCCGAAGAAGGTCATCCTGGTTGTCTGCGCGGACGAGCAGCTGCTCTCGCAGCGGGCGTTCCTGCTAGAGACGCGAGGGTACCGGGTGGTGAAGGCCGAGAGCGCGGAACGGGCGCAGGCCGCGCTACGACAAATGACGGTGAACACGGTGGACCTGGTGCTGATTCACGCGCCGCTGGAGAACGCGTTGACGCTGCTGCGCGCGGCGAAGATTCTGCATCCATTCACGCACACGCTGGTGACCAGCGACTTCGCGGGCTACGATGGCAACCTCCTCACGCACGCGGACGTTTACCTCCCCAAGGGATGCTGGGCGGCGGCCGAGCTGCTCGAACGGATCAAGATTTTAGTCGCGCGCAAACGCGGACCCCATAAGAAGCCGGTGGCGAGTGTTGGGGTGTCTGCAGTGAGTAGGAGAGGCGCGGCATGACTATGAAAATTGTGGACGACACCGAGTTTGTGCTGCGCGAGGTGATGGACATCCGGCAGACGGCGGAGTACCTGAGGATAAGCCCAGACACTTTATACCGCTACGCGGCGGCCGGTTTCATCCCAGCGTTCAGGCTGGGCAACCGCTGGCGATTCAAGCGAAGTCTGCTCGATGCGTGGATAAAGAGCGGAAGTGCGGAGTTACGAAAAAAAGGAGAAGACCATGGATAACGAACTTGCAGTCATCGAAGAAACCGAGGTTCAACCATCACCGCGGCTGCACGCCGTCGCCGTCAACGCAACCGAGATGGCAGCGGCCAACACAGAGATCCGCAGCTATGTGGAAGTCAAGATCGCAGCTCTAGCAGGCGAGTTGGCAGACGTGCGCGAATCGATGAACATCGCGGCCGAGAAGGGATGGGCTCCCGGAGCGCTGGAGCGAATGGAGAAGCGGCTCAGCACTCAGAAGCTTTACTACGAGAAGCTGGTGATGGCGCTCGACGCGGGCTATACGCTGGTGCCGAACATGCCTTGCGATCAGTTCGCCATTCGTGTCTCGCGAACGCGCCCTGAAGTGAAGGCTATCCATCGCCACTCTGACTATGGAAAGCCAAACGGATCGATGCGAGATGAGCGAGAGCAGCTTCTGCCGGCTGGCGAAGGACGGTATGAATCTCCCATCCAAACCATCAATACAACCCGTGCGACCGAAACCCTCGACGGCGGGAAAACGACGCGTTGGCACGTCACCATTATCCCTACAGGATTCGCCGCAATTGACTTTCCACTCGCTGCGGCGGTTCCAGTGGTGATGACGGCCACGCAGGCAGCGATGGCGCTGAGACTCTTCGATCGCATCGGCATCGTACCGCAGAGCGTGCGCCGGGACGCTGACCCGATCGTCCTCGGGCAGATTGTCCGGCGCTGGGGGAGCAGAGAACGCGTGACCAGCTTCCTGATCGCGTGGCACCTAGACTTGAGAACACTCTAAATCGTCGTCCATTTCGGCGAACATATCCGGCTTCTCGATTCCAGCAACCTCGTCGTAGCTGGTGACGCTGCACAGCGGCAAAAGAAACTGCCCAGCGATCGCTGTAGGACGTCCCGCGCAGCTAAGCACCATCGCGCGGCGCTGATAGGTGAGCCGAAACCAGATCTCCAGCCAGACCTTTTTGAGAGCGACATCGATCGCATGCAGCAGCTTCCTGCGCTCAGCTCCAGGATCGATATCGAGCCAGTGACAAGCGCAGTCGAAACTGCGTTCCCAATCGTCTTTCTCTGACTGTGCAGGACGTAGGTCTGCGATCCACCATCGCGCCAGTATCGCCATATCTGAAGGCAAACCATCGGTTGTTTTCTTCGCTTCATCCACAGCGTGATTGAGTAAGCGACGCCAGAACAAGAGCTGAGGATTCGATCGCAAAACGCGACCAGCTTGCGGTTGAACAAAGCTGCGATCGTGCTTCGCAACCGTGATCATGACGGGCATCGCCATCAGAGGCACCCGCTAGGTCGTTCGGAACAAGGCGTCATATAGGAGGAGGGTAGTTGGGTTGTGAAGCGTTTGACTGCCGCGCGCCGAACATAAGGCCGCGAATTAGGCCAGGCAGATCACACGATACCTTTGCGGGCGGCGGACGAGAACACCACGAAAGATGCAGAGACCACAGGAGTTCGCGGACACTTGCCCAGATTCCCAGGCTCAAGGCATAACTACTCAGCCACACAGACCACCGTGTTGGCTAGCAGATGAGCGCACATCAACAGTGTGTGTGTATGCAAGGAAGGGCCTCAGTATCCCGCTCGCGCACGGGTCCTCCCCAGACATCGCCGGCTGCGGGTGACGCGCTACCACAGTGTTGGCTTAGCTACATTTTTATTTTTTGGTTTTTTCCGTTTCCGACGATGCCGAAGGTCAAACAGCCCGCGAAGCACGACGCTCTGGCGATCGACGACGTCGCGGAACTTCTCATGTGCGACCCGCGCACGATTCGCAACTGGCTGAAAGATAGAGCGATGCCCTCCGTCAAGGATGAGCGGGGACGCCGATTCACCTGGTCCGAAGTCCTCCCCTGGTATGTGAAGATGAAGGCCGACGACGACGGAAACGCACGGAAAAAGGTCCTCGCGTGGCCGCCGCCGGCGCCGATCGCCGAGCCCACCCATTCTCCGGAGTGGGACGAGACCTACGCCGAGCGCGTCCGCCAGGACCTCCTGCGCAAAGCGGGCGCGGAGGCGGTCCTGCGCGCGGCCATCGCCACTGCCGACCTGCGCGAGCTGGAGCTGGCTGAGCGCCGCGGCCAGGTGGTCGCCGTCGAGGACGTCTCGCGCGCCATGCAGGACACCTCGAAGAACCTCCAGACCAAAATCCTCGGCTGGCCGACGCTGATGATCGGCCGGGTCTTCGGCGTGCGCGATCGCAACCAGCTCTTCGGGGTCCTCACCAGCTCCGCGCGCGCTCTGTGCAGCGACCTGGCCAGCGGCCAGGAGCCCGATGCCTAGCTTCCAATCCAGCGCCGAGTCGCTCGCCGCCCTCGGCCGCGCCGTTGCCCTGTCGCTCTCCCTACTCACTCCGCCGGCGGAGCTGACAGTTTCCGAGTGGGCGGACCTCAACGCGCGCCTCCCGCCCGAAGGCGCCTCCGAGCCTGGTCAGTGGTCCACCGACCGCGCGCCCTACCAGCGCGAGATGATGGATTGCGCCAACGAGCCAGGCATCGAATCCGCCGTTTACATGATCGCCGCTCAGTGCGGTAAGACCGCCTCAGAGCTGAATATGCTCTGGTACTTCGTCGCCCACGCGCCGAGCCCGATCCTCTGGGTGATGCCGACGAAGACGCTGGCCGAGGACCTCTCGAAGGAGCGCATCGCCACCGCGATCCGCGACACCCCGGCGCTCGCCCCGCTCTTTGGTAGCTCCAAGACGCGGCAGAGCAACGCGACCATCCTGAAGAAAAAGTTCCCCGGCGGCTTCCTAGCCCTGGCCGGCGCCAACGCACCCAGCACGCTGGCCAGCCGGCCGGCGCGCATCCTGTTCTGCGATGAAGTCGACGACTTCCCAGCCTCGTCCGGGACCAAGGGCGACCCCATCACCATCGCTGACGCCCGCACCACGAACTTCTGGAACCGGTTCAAAGCCTACTCGTCGACGCCGGGCATCAAGGGCAGCAGCCGCATCGAAAAGCTGCTTGCCAACTCGGATATGCGCGTCTACGAGGTCCAATGCCCGCATTGTGGCACCTACCAGGAGTTTGTCTGGGAGTCGCTGAAGTGGCCTGGCCCCAACAGCGGCGGCAGTGCGACGAAGCATGAGCCGAGTAAGTGTTATTACGTGTGCGTACAGGGCTGCGAAATCCTCGAAGTCGAGAAGCCCGACATGATCCGAGACGCCAAGGCCGGCGGTACCGCGCGCTGGCGCAAGACCAACCCCGGCGGCGGCGATGGTAAGACGGCCGGCTTCTCGCTGAGTGTTCTCTACTCGCCCTGGAAGACCTGGGAGTCCCTGATCGGCGACTGGCTGAAGGCGTACAAAAACCCGCAGCAGCGCAAGGCGTTCATCAACACCCGGCTCGCGCGCACCTACGAGGCCTTCGGCGAAAGCGTCGACGACACCACCCTGATGAAGCGCCGCGGCATCTACGCCGCCGAGGTTCCGGCCGGCGCCCTGGTCCTCACCTGCGGCATCGACGTCCAGGCCGATCGCATCGAGGGCGAGGTTGTGGGCTGGGGCCGCGATGGCCAATCCTGGTCGATCGACTACTTCATCTTCCGCGGCAATCCCGCCATGGCTGAGGCGTGGGCGCCGGTCGACGAGCTGCTGCAGCGCACCTTCCTCCATGAGTCCGGAGCCAGGCTCCGCATCGCGTGCGGTTTTATCGATTCCGGTTATCACACCGCCCAGGTGTATAAGTTCTGCCGGCCGCGCCAGGTGCGCCGCGTGTTCGCGTCCAAGGGCATGGCGGGCCCGGCGGTACCTCTCACCCGGCCGCGGGCCAAGCGGGCCCACACGTCGCGCGTGGAGCTACGCATCGTCGGCATCGACACCGCCAAGGAGGCGTTGTACGCCAACCTGAAGGTCGAGGAGATTGGACCGGCCTACTGCCACTTTCCGTCCGGGTATCGCAACGAGCAGGGCGCCGTCATCGAGCGCAAGACCTACGACCGCGATTACTTCGGGCAGCTCACCGCCGAGAAGCTGGTCTCGGAGATGGACGGGATGACGCCGGTTCGAAAGTGGGTCAAAAAGCAGGAGCGCAACGAGGCGCTCGATTGCAGGGTGCTGGCCATGGCCGCGCTCGACGACCTCAATATCCGGGCTCGCGACTGGGACGCGATCGCCGGCAATCTGCAGAAGGCAGCAGGGAAGCCGTCGGTTGGGGATACGCGGGACGTGTCGGCCAGCCCTCCCGAGACTGTCCCACTAGCCCCCGATGTCCCCGCCGACGGCATTCCTATCATTACAGGCGTGCGCAAAAAAGGCAGCACCCTCGCGAAGCCGACGAGCTGGGCCGGCGACTGGGACCGCGGCTAGCTCGCATTCTCTATTCCTTCGCTTTTTCATGATCTTTGTGCCCAAATCACCCATCTTTGACCATTTTTGACGATAACCGCTATCAACTCAGGCATGTCGATCGGGGATTTTCCTTACAACATCGAGTTCGTTGATCATCCCCGCGAGCCCGAACCTCACAACTTCATCGCCGGCGACACCCTCTCCTGGGCGCGCAGCTTTGAGAAGTACCCGGCGACGGCCGGATGGGTGCTCACCTATGTCCTAAACTCGCCCACCAAGCGTTTCGTGGTCTCGCCCGGCGACATCACCTCGACCGGCGACCAGTTCAACATCGTCGTCCCCAGCTCCGAGACCCAGACCTGGACCGCCGGGCCGTATCAGTGGATCGCCGCGGTCCAGCTCGCCGCCTCTGGCGATGTGCCCGTACAGCGTTTCACGGTCGCGCTCGGCCGAGTGATCATAGCCCTCGACCTGCTCGATGCCAGCGCACCCCAGGACACGCGATCGAACGCCGAGAAGGCCCTCGAAAATATCAACCTCATGCTCGCCGGCCGGGGCAACGACGGCGTGCAGGAATACACCATCAACGGCCGCATGCTGCGTCGCTACAGCGTCCCGGAGCTGACTCAGCTCCGCAGCCTGTACACCAGCATCGTGCGCCAGGAAAGGGCGGACCGCGGCGAGTATGAGCTGCCGACCTCCGTAGCGGTGCATTTCAGTGGCGAGTGACCTTTGTGTCATCGATCTTTCAGACGCTCGCGCGGCAATGACCGAGCAGCGCAACACCTTCGCCGCCGCAGCAGCTACAGCCGCGCGCACCCGCGACAACAATTTCAGAGCTGCACGCGTCACCCGCACTACCGAAGACTGGGGCACGTCCAACAGCTCGGCCGACCTCGACCTCTGGGCCAACCTCTATGGCTTGCGTGGCCGCGCCCGACGCCTCAGCACAAACAACCCGCTCATCCGCAAATACCTACGCATGTGCCAGAAGAACATCGCCGGCGACAAGGGAATTCAGTTGCAGATGAAGGTCCCCATGAAAAAGGGGAAGAAAGTCAACAAAAAGCTGAGCCAGGACATCGAGAAAGCCTGGGCGCAGTGGAGCCGCAAAGAGAATTGCACCGTCACCGGCAAAATGAGCCTGGCGCAGGCCCAGCGGTTCGCGATCGAGCAGTGGAAGCGCGACGGCGAGTGCCTCACGCGCATGGTCACTTACGACCAGAATCCGTTCAATTTCGCGCTGCAGTTCTTCGACCCCGACCAGCTCGACCTGAACTACTTCATGTATCAGATGGCGAACGGCAACCAGATCCGCATGAGCATCGAAACGGATCCCTTCGGCAAGCCGATCAGCTACCACCTTTGGAAGCGGCACCCGGCCGAGTACTCCACGGCGCCCCAGTTCCGCATCCAGGTCCCGGCCGCTGAAATGTCGCACCTGTTCTTCTCGCAGCGCGTCGGCCAGACCCGCGGCTATCCGGAGATGGCGCCCTCGATGGTTGCCATCCACATGATCGGCAAATACAGCGAGGCCGAGATCATCGCCGCGCGCACCGCCGCCGAGAAACAGGGCTTCTTTGAATCCGCCGCGGCCACCGATGAGAACTACACCGGGCCCCGCGATGGCGAAAACAACATCGCCATGAAGTCCGAGCCCGGCATGCTCGAGCAGCTCCCCGCCGGCGTCACCTTCAAGGCCTGGGACGCGAATCATCCCACCCAGGCCTTCCCCTACTTTATGAAGTCGCTGATGCGTCTCGCCGGCGCCGGCCTGGACGTGAGCTATGAGAGCCTGGCCAACGATCGCGAGGGCGTGAACTACAGCTCCATCCGCGCCGGCCTGCTCGATGAACGCGACACCTGGCGCGTCGAGCAGGACGTCTTCAAAGAGAACTGGCTCCGCCCCATCTTCGAAAAATGGCTGGAGAATTCCTGGCTTTCTGGCGAGATCAAGTTCGACGGCCTGCCCTCGGACCTCTTCGAATTCGCGACCTTTCACGCGCGCGGCTGGCCCTGGGTGGATCCGCTCAAGGATCAGCAGGCAGCGCTGCTCGCGGTGCAGAACGGCTACGAGTCGCAATCGCAGCAGATGGCCGAGGACGGCAACGACTTCGAACCGACCATCGACCAGATCGCGTACGAGCAGGCCTATATCAAGGCCTCTGGCGCGAAGCTGGGCACCGACACCAAGGGCATCGCCGACACCGCAACCGACACAGCGGCCGACAGCACGGAGGCTGGAGCCGGCGGGACCAAGCCGAAAGACAACGGGGAGGCAAACTGATGCACCACTTTTTTCTGCTCAAGGTATTCGCCGCGATCGCGCTGGCTGCAGCTCTGCTGCTCGCGCACCACAGCGACCGCGGCATCATCATCGACGCCCACCACCCGGTGGCGCGTCCCATCGGCACCTTCAACGGCGTCGGGCACTAAACGAACTGAGAGGCCCCACTTGGCAAGAGTAAGAGCAGGTATGTTTGCGGCGTTCATGAGTATTTTGAAGAGCCTCGGCGGCTCGTTTGTTCCGGTCCCGGCCGATCCCGGCGTTCGCCGTCACATGGGCCGGGCTGAGCTGGCCACCGAGATGCGCGCGTTCCAGTTTCGCCGCACCCACGGCGCGCGCAGCGCCTCGCAGCGATCGAGATCTAACCGCCGCAAGCACTGACAATCTCGCCATGCTGTCCCATCACCCATCTCGCGGCGGCGCGTTGTAGGTCCAGCCATGCGTTGAATTCTGCCGCAATTTGACCGATTTCACGGGTTGCCCCTAATCATCACTGCGACATGCCCGAACCCGCAGTGGCTCCGAAATCGATCAAGCGCGCTCTCCCTGACAAGCTGCCCATGCAATACCGGGCCTTCGCTGTGCGCGCGGGCAAAGCCTCGGACGCCGACGAAGCCAGCGGCCTCGTCCCGCTCACCTTCTCCTCACCCAATCCGGTAAAGCGGATGACGTGGGGAGGCATGTGGTGGAACGAAATTCTCTCTCACGCCGCCGGCGCGGTCATCACCGATCGTCTCACCGACCCCGGCATCGCTCTGCTCGTCAATCACGATCCCAACCAGCGCGCCGGCATCCTGCAGGACGGCGTTATCGACAGCAAAGGAGGCCGCGGCAATGCTCGATTCAACACGACTCAGTTCGGCAAAGACACAGCCACCGAAGTCCGCGAAGCCACTCTCCCCTGGGTCTCAGTCGGCTACCTCGTCCATGACGAAAACCGCATTGAAGACTTCAACGCTGCCGACGATGAGGATCCGGACTATCTAGGAACCTTCGAGGCCAGCTCATGGGAGCCGGTCGAAGTCTCTCTCGTCGCAGTGCCCGCGGACCCAACGGTCGGCGTCGGCCGCGACCTCACAAAAATTCCCCTTTACCCGGTGCGCTTTGCAGGCATGCCGGCGGATCCACCGGCCCCGGCCGCACGCAGCACCCAGGAGATTCACATGCCCGAACCCATCATCGCAGTCGTCGCCGATCACACCGAAGCCCTCAAGACCGAGCGAGAGCGCGTTGCCGGCATCGGCCTTTTGCTCCGCCAGTTTCCCGACGTTCTCACCCGCGAACTCTTCGACAAGGCCATCAACGAGGGCTTGACCCGCGACGCAGTCGCCGCGCAGGTCCTCGAAAGCAAGCGCGCGAAGGAAGTCGTCGCCAACGCCGGCGGCCCCGTGGTCCTCACCGACAAGGAAGCCCGCGCCTACGACTTCCTGGCCGTGATGCGCGGCGATCGCGACGCGGAGAAGCCCAGCTTCGAGCGTGAGGTATCGCAGGCACTCGGCAAGTCTCTCGGCCGCGACACCGGCGGCATCTTCGTCCCCACCATGCAGAACATCTTCCGTATGACCTCCGAGGAAAAGGCATCGCGCACCCGCGCGGGCCTCTACACCGGAACGTCCACGGCCGGCGGCGCAACTGTGGCCACCGAGCTGATCAGCTTCCTCGACTTCCTCCGCCCGGCGCTTCGGCTCACCGGGTTGGGCGCGGAGTTCATGGGCGGCTGCACGGCGAACTTCGCACTGCCCAAGATGACCGGCGATGCCGGCTTCAACTGGGTTGGGGAGAATCCGGGTGCCAACAACGCGGATGTCGACCCGACCTTCGGACAGGTGTACTTCAGCCCGCTCCAGGCGATCGGCTCGACGAGCTGGTCCCGCCAGTTGCTGGTCCAGTCTTCGATCGACATCGAGGCTAAGGTGCGCAACGCGCTTATCCTGCGCGCGGCCATCGGCATCGAGACCGCGGCGTTGCAGGGCTCGGGCGGAACACAGCCCACCGGCCTGCTCAGCACCACGGGCGTCCATGTTGTGGCGATCGGCGCCAACGGCGGCACGCCGGACAAGCAGAACTACATCGACATGCTGACCGCATGCTATGTGGCCAACGCTGCGATCGGCGAGCAGAAGTACCTGCTGACCCCGGAGATTGCAGGTTATCTCGCCGGCCAGCCGGAACTCGGCAACACCATCGCGCTGCCCACCTTCACCTATGGGGCGGACGGCAAGGGCCGCATCAATGGGCACGACGCGGCATGGTCGAACTTGCTGCCGAAGACGCTCACCAAGGGCACCTCCACCGCAGACTGTCACGCGGCCGTCGGCGGAAGTTTCTCCGCTCTCACGATCGCCGAGTGGGGCGCGATGGAGATCGTCCTCGACCCATACACCTCGGCACGGCAGGGAATGATCAACATCATCGCCAGCTTCCTGGTTGATTCCAACTGCACCTATCCGCAGGCCTTCTCGGTGCTCCTCGACCAGCTCGTCTAGTCTCCGCCGGCGGCGCGGGTGTATCTGCCCGCGCCATCAGCATAACGACCCACCTCACTTTTCAGCAGCACCAGGAGCCTTCAAATGGCAATCACCACAGTTCAGGCCGGCAGCACAAAGCTGAAGACCGTCCTCGTCACCAAGCCGTGCCTCGGGCCCGGCGGAGTGGTCCTCACCAAGGGCCAGACCGTCCGCGTTCCCGAAGCCGATGCACACACGCTGGTCTCCGGTACGCAGGCAAGGTTTGTAACCAAAGAAGACGAAGCCGCCGCTGGGGTAAAGAAGTAGCCATGTTTGGCGACGCCGATCTCCCCACGTTCTTTGCGGACTTCGGCGTCGCAGTGGTTTTTCAAGGCAACACCGCGCTGGGCAACTTCGACCGGCCGGCGGATGTGAAGGCCTGGGGCGACGCCGTCGTTTCCATTCCCGCAGTCCGGATGCCCTACAACGCGTTTCGGCCGATGCCGAGATCGGGAGATGCAGTGAACGTCGACGGCAAGGACTACACGATCAGCGAGCCCACGGCAGAAGCCGATGGGGCCGTCGTGTGTTTTGAGCTGAAGGCAGTCAACCTGGGGCCCCGCTCATGACGCCCAGCATCCAGTCGCAGATCATGGCCGCGGCGGTCGCAGTGACCAACGGCGCCGCCGGCGCTCAGTCCTGGCGTACGCGCATGGCCGCGTTCAACCCCGGGGAGCTGCCCGCGATCAACATTTTGCCCGACGAAGGCGACGCCGAGTATCTCGACACCGATTCGATCGACCGCAAGTTTGTCTTCAAGGTCCGCCACATCACCCAGGCGGTGGACCAGTGCGACGCGGCGATCGATCCCGTCTACGTCGCCGCCAGTAAAGCCCTGCTCTCCGATCCCACACTTGGAGGCCTCGTTCGCTTCCTGCGTGAGAACTCGCAGAAGTGGGAGATGGAAAAGGGCGAATACGACACCGTCGCCCTCGTCGTTTTGTACCAAGCGGAATTTTCCACGACCCGGAGCGATCCGAGCGTGGCGTGCGGTTAGGAGAAAAAACATGCCTTTCAAGAAACTTACCGGCGACCTCGCAGAGACCTCTGTAGGCTCCAACATCAACTTCACCGCAACCACCACGGTTGGCAGCGCGGTGCTCTCTGCCGTCTCTAGCGTCGTAGGATTGCAAATCGGCCAGATCGTGACCGGCACCGGCATTCCCGCGAACAGCACCATCATCGCCGTCGGCACCGACACAGTCACACTCTCGGCCGTCGCCACCGCCGCGGGCACCGGCACCGCAGTCTCCGAGACTGAAGTGCAGGTTGTCGGCCTCTCTGAATGGTCGATCGACTGGAAGCGCAAGACGGTCGACGCGACCACCACCGATGATTCGACCTACGAATCCTCGCTCGGCTCGACCGCGAGCTGGACGGCCAAGGCGAAGTACATCTTCTATGACGGCGACCCGTCGCAGGCCACCTTCATCCTGGCCGCGATCAGCAGCCCGCAGCAGCCGCAGAAGTGGAATTTCTTCCCCGACGCGGTCAACTCGGACATCTGCTGGAGCGGGCTGGCCTTCATCGACGGCATCCCGATCACTGCCGGCGTCGGCAAGATCATCGGCTTCGACTGCTCTCTCAAGGGCACCGGACCTCTCACCATCGGCTCGCAGGCCGCACCGGTTGCGAACGCGAACACCCTCACCGGCGAGCAGGCGGAAGACTAATCATCTTCGCACCGCTCGTGGATCCACACAGCAGATTACCGGGCTGCCCTCACCGGCAGCCCGGCCTTTTTTGAAAGGTACCCATGAAGATCACTGCAGCACGCGGCGCCATCGCCATCACGCTCGATCGCCCGCGCATTCTGTTCTTCGACACCGCCGCCACATGGCTGCTGGCACAGAAGTATGGCGCCAGCTTCGTGCGTTCTCTCTATACGATCCAGGGCACCGGCGACGCCAGGCGCGTGGCGCTTACGAGTCCGGACGCGCTGCGTTACTTCCTCTGGGCCGGCCTGCAGGCGGAGATCTCCGACACCGACGAGGTCCTGACCGAGGAGGAGGTAGGTGAGCTGATCAAGCCGTGGACCTTCGAGCCCATCTTCAACGCGACCGTGATGGCAATTACCGGCGGCCTCTCCACCCCGGTGTTGCCGGGAAAAAGCCCGGCGACGGCGGCGAGCCCGCGCGTCGCGAGTCGCAAGGCTTCGACTACGACGAAGGCCAGCGATTCTTCTGCGGTGCATTAGGCCAGGGCGTCGCGCAGTTCTGGTCGACCACAATCCGCGAGTACAACCTGGTGCGCCAGGGTTACGAGAGGCGCCTGGAGCGCGAGCGCAAGGACAAAGCAGGGTGGATGGCGATGTTGCTCAATTCCCAGTACGTCAACGGCGACATCACCCCGGAGCAATTGCTGGGTGAGGAGCTGCCCGGCGACGATCTCAAACAGGATCTCGAGGCGATGCAGAAGCTGCTCGCCGCGCGCGGAGCAGGATCCAGGTCCATCACGCCGGGGGACCTCATCACCACCGCAAAATCCACGTCGGCCGACGCGAAAAAAGCCGATCTCAAACTCACCGAGCTGCTGGCGGCACGGAAGGCGCGGCGATGACGGCCGAGGCCTGGGCGGCATTCCGCGCGGAAGCCGAGGCCCGCACGCACCGGTGCGATTCGCTGCGGCCGCTGCCCGATTCACCGGAGATCTACCCGGACCCAGAGCGTATTTTCTGGCCAGAGCGCGAAGTTCGGCATCCATGGCAAGATCTCGACGGCGATAGAGGAAGAGGGCGGTAATGGCCACTAAAGGCGTAGTCATCCAGATCACCGGCGATGGAGCGAGCGCGGCCAAGGCGCTCGAGCTGGTCGACCAGCATCTGCGCGAGACCGCCGCCGCCGGCAAAGAGAGCGCCTCGGATATCTCCGAGGCGATGGAGACGATCCGGCGCCGGCTGGAGATCGTCGGCCTCGACCTGGGCATCTATGCCGCGGTCGATGGGCTGAAGGAGCTGGTAACGTCGACGCTGGAGTTTGGCGAGGCGATCGAGAAGGCGCACGCGCAGACCGGCCTTGCCGTCTCAACGCTCTCCACCCTGCACTACGCGGCCGCCATCACCGGCTCCGAGTTCGACTCGCTCACCTCGGCCGTGTCGAAGATGGACAAGACCATCGGCATGGCCACCGAGGGCGACAAAAAGGCTCAGGCGTTTATGAAGACGCTCGGCCTCAACGCCAAGGAGCTGGCTGGACGCAGCGACGGCGCGGAGGTTGCCTTCCGCAAGTTCACAGCGACCCTGGCCGCAACCGAGAACCCGGTGCGGCGGGTCGAGCTGGCGACGTCGCTACTGGGCAAGGCCGGCGCGACGATGATCCCGGTGCTCATGGAAGTGGGTAACAATTGGGACTTCTTCCGGCAGAAGGCCACCGACGCTGGCATGATGCTGAACGACCAGACAGCCGCCGCCCTGGCCGATACCAATAAGCGCCTCGAAGATTTGAAGCAGCACCTCTCCGGTGCCAGCCTAGCCTTCACCGAAGGCCTCACGCCGAGCCTCACTCAAATGCTCAGCGTGGCCTCGGGCGGCAAGCCGCTGATGGACTCAATGCGCGAGTTCGGGTTCGAGATGGGGAAGGGAATGACGTTCGCGGCGATGGCCACCTATTCACTGCTGTCCGCTATGCACCAGGTAGCTGCGCTCGGTGATGGGGGAACATTCACCAAGCTCGGCAAGGACCAGTGGGACCAGGCCGAAAAAGACAATACGAAAGCTATGGAGCTGCGCAACCAGCTCAGCAACGGGATGTCCGGCGGCGCGCAGGCGCCCTTCATGCCGGAGACGCAGCCTTCCGGCAAGGGCGGCTTCGGAGGCGTCGGGGACCTCTCCAAGACTAAAAAGCCTGGGACCGATGGAATCGCGCGCGCGGACGAGGCGCTGCAGCAAGCCAACGCGAACGCTCATCTGGCTGCACTGAAGTCGGCCGACGCGCTGGAGCTGGCGCAGATGGAAGCCGATCACAAACTCTTCCTCAGCTCCGACGCCGATTACTATCGCGATCGGCTGGCGGTGCAAAAGCTCGAGCTGAACCAGGAGGAGGACGCGCTGCGGGAGAACCTCGCCAGCCTGCAGGCTCTCCAGGCCAAGCAGCACAGCGATAAGAAGCTGGTTCGCGACAAAGGCGGCGACTCGGCCGAGGAGCTGAAAACACAGAAAGACATTCTCGACGTGCAGGCGAAGATTGCGGCCCTCGAAGCCAAGAAGGGCGAGCTGGACATCGCCGCGAAGACGGGCGCGATCGAGCGCGGCGACACCGCTCACCTGGCGAGCCTGAAGGCGGCCGCGGAGCTGGAGACCCAGACCAACAATGGCATCCAGGCGCGCCTGGCTCTGATGCAGGCCGAGCAGGGGCTGGCCATGCGGAAGACTACCTCCGAGGGTGGCGACGTCAAAACCCTGGCCGCGCTGCAGGCTCAGGAGCGCGAGCTGCTCCAGATCGCCGACATCGAGCGCCAGATCAACCAGGTCAAGGAAGACGGAGCGCGCAATGTTGGCACGCAGCAGCTCCGCGAAAAAGACGACCCCACCCAGCGCAAGGCCGCTACCACGGAGATCAACGCCCTCAACAAGCAGACCGCGGCGTCGCTGCAGGCGCTGACCGCGCAGTATGACGCGCTGGCCGTGGAGCTGGGCGGCGACTTCATTGAGAAGGCGCGGGCGTTGCACGCGGAGTTGGACGCGCTCAACACTCCGAATAAAAAGCAGGACATGCAGCCCTACGAAACTCTGGGCAAGGGTATGGAGTCGATGGCGGAGCAGATCGCGAAGGCCACCGGCAAGGGCAGGGAATCGTTCCACAAAATGACCACGGGCATGGAGCAGGACGTCCTGGAGATGGCGGTCAAGTTCGCCATGCAGAAGTGGATGACGCCCTGGCTGAACGGCCTGGCCGGCGGCGGCGGCGGAGGGTTATCAGGCGCGTCGGGGTTTGGAGGGTCGTCCTCGAACACGTCGGGGTTGATCCACTATGCCGCCGGCGGCGACTTCCCCGGCGGATCGCCGATGATGGTGGGTGAGAATGGTCCGGAGCTGGCGTTCCCCAGCGGCCCCGGCACCATCATGCCCAACGATGCGCTGCAGAGCCTCGGCAAGACGGCCGGCGGGGGCGACACGCCCTCGATGACCATGAACGTCACCAATGCCTCCAGCCAGCCGGTAACGGCGCGCCAGACGGGCAGCTCGTTCGATTCAGACACCCGCAGCTACATGACCCACGTGATCCTCGAGGATCTCGACCAGGGCGGCCCGATCTCGGCCGCGCTGAAGACCGGGTCTTAGGGGTTGGACTTGAGGTAATTGCAGACATCTTTCGCGGTGTTGACCTCGCGGAAGGCCTTCGTGGTGAAGACCACCTTGCCGGTCTTATCCAGCAGATCCCATTCCTTGTAGTTCGGAGCGAGCGAAAAATCGGCTCCTTCCGGCGTGGGCGCCGTCACTGCAACGTGGCAGCGCTTGCGAAAGTACATGTTGACGTCGGCTGCTGAGCTTCCCGTGGCCCCCAGCATAAAAGGGGCTCCTCCGCCCGCATAGATCGGTACCGCGGCATAGTTGGACTTCGCGCCCCCGACAAAGACGGTTCGCAGATGGTTGGGGTTTGGCTGGGTTTGTGCCTGGGCGAAGGACGTGCCGACGGCGAAGATGAGAGCGGCTCCGAGTATCTTCATGCCCCGACCCTTTCACGCCACAGGGCCGGAGTCGGTCTCACACCCGACATTGCTGCTCAAAACTTTACGCTGAGGCCGGTGCCGCGCAGGGCGTCGTTGCTGATTGTCTCGGCCGCGGCGCGGGTGAAGTTGCGATCGAGGTTCGCGTCCAGGGTCTGCTGCACGTCTTCGAGGACGCTGATTCGCTTGCGGATGTTGGCGTGGGTGACGAAGATGTACATCGGGTAAGCGTCGGTGTCGGTGGCTTCGCGGCCCATGATGCCCAACGAGCCGCTTTTGAACGTCACCTTGAAAAAGTACATGCCGCGGACCTTCGCGCTCAGCCCGCGCATCTTGCCTCCGCGGGTCTTGTAGCGGCCGCCATTGCCGGCGAGGTCGAGCAACGCCTTCGGCCGCAGCTCCGCGGGGATGGGCCCGTCGCCGGTGAGCTTGCGCATGTACGTGGTGGGAATGGCCAGGTAGGTGTGGCCGCCGATCGGGATGCGCTCGCCGCCCTCGTCCTGGCGCTCCAGGTAGTCGGGCGCGCCGGTGGCCCGGTTCTCGGTGTCGGTGTAGACCTCCGAGACCAGCTTTTGCTTCGTCGCCGGCGTGATTTTAGTGTTCTGCACGGTCCAGTCGTTGCGTAGTTTGAAGTGGGTCTGCTCGTCGACCCGGGTTGACGCCTGGCCATCCTGGGCACACATCGTCAACGTGCGCGCGATGGTAAACGGGAGCTGCTCGTCCTTCAGCATCTTCAGGCCGGCGCGCGGTCCGTCGACGTTCACCGTTAGTTTGACCAGGTCCGCCATGCGCTGATTCTGCGGAGTTTTGCCCGAATCCGGCAACATCCCCCATGATCCCCGCGTGAGCAACCCCAACTTCCCCGAGCTGAGCCGGGCGCCGGCGCTGCGGACCAAGACCAGCACGATCGATCCCACGCTCCGCGACCCCATGGAGAACGGGATGGAGACCACCCGCGCCAAGTTCACCCGGCGCCGGCGCAAGTGGTCCGTCACCATCGACTTTCTCACCAACGACGATTGGACCCGGCTCGAAACCTTCGTCCAGGAAGACGCGGTCTACGGCGCGCAGATCTTCATCTTTCCCGACAACCGCGACCCGCGCAACCCGCAGTCGCTGTGTGTGCGCTTCGATCCCGTCCCCACCTACACCGACGCCGGCTTCGTCGGCACCGAGTTCCGCCAGAACGCGGCATTCGGACTTTCGGAGGTCTAGTGTCCACGCGGCCTCCTTTCTCCCTGCTCTCAGTCGTCGGCAACATCGAACGGCACAAGCTCGCCTCGGGCGAGCCCTGGCTGCTGCTGATGGACCTGGCGTGGCCTGGCGTCAACCCCATCACCGATTCGCATGTGCGCCTGGTGCGCGACCTCAACCCGTGCGAGTTCGACGCCAACGACGGCTGCGGGCTGCAGACGTACACGCCGTTCAACTTCCAGATGGGCGACCTGGCTGTGTCTTCGAACGGCTCCGTCCCCGATTGCGAGGTGCAGGCCTCGAACGTGATGCGCGCCCTGCAGCAGACCATCGAGCAGTATGCCGGAGTGGTCGGCGCGGCGCTCGATCTCTACGCGCTGAACACTGCCAACCCGCTGGGCGAGCCCGACCTCACCCTCAGCTTCTCGGTCAAACAAACCATCAGCGACGCCAAGCTGGTTCATTTCAAGCTGGGCGCCAGCTCGCCGCTGCGGCGGCTGTTTCCGATCAATATGTATCGCCCCAACTTCTGCGTCTGGCAGTACAACTCGGCGGCGCTGCAGCAGGCGAAGTTTGCGGCGATCACGGCGGGAACGCCGCTGAAGGATCCTCTGGGCCTACAGTGCGGCTATGGAGGAACGGCCTTCAGCGGCAACATTGCCGCCGGGTCGGCGGTGGTGTCTGCGATCTCCAGCATGACCGGCATCAACGTCGGCGACAGCATCTGGGGCCTGACAGGAATCCCCGCCGGCACAACCGTTCTCTCCATCTCGGGCAGCACTTTGACTATATCCGCCAATGCCACCGCGACGATCAATGGCACCACGCTGACCGACGCGATGAGCACCTGCAGCCACACCATCGACGGCGTCACCGGCTGCATCGCTCACAACAATCTGATCCGGATCGGGACCTTCCCCGGCATCGACACCAACGGCGCGGCCGTAGCGAGCGTGGCGTGATGACTCCAATGCTCACCGACCACCTATTACCGACGCGGCTTTACGCGGACCTGGTTGGCAAGCCTTTTGTGGAGGGCGGCCGCGGGCCGTATGGCTACGACTGCGTCGGTCTCGCCACCGTCATCCAGCGCCGGCGCGGGTTCGACGTCCCCGACTTCCTCAGCTCCGAAGCCGAGCTGCACCGCCAGATCGCCGCAGGCGGCTTTATCGCCGACTGCAAGCGCATGGGCGAACCAGAACCGGGCTGCGTCGCGCTCATCAAAATGGGGGCTCAAGAGCATCACCTCGGCGTGATGGTATCCCGGTACCGCATGATCCACACAACTGCGCAGACCAAAGGCGTCGTCATTGAGTCGATCCTCGGGCCGCTGTGGATGCGGCGCATCCTCGGTTTCTTCGTGATCGAGGTGCCCGCGTGATCACCCTCATCGAGGTCAAGAATCCGCTGCAGCCGTCGGTCGGCCGAGTGACGCGCGAGATCGATTACGACGGCGGGACCCTGCTCTCTTTTCTGGTCCTGAGCCTCGGACCGCCGGAGATACTCGAGCATCTCACCGTCTCGCTGAACGGCCACGTCTGGGAGCGCTCGCTGTGGAGCGAGATCCGCGTCCGCGATAACTACTGTGTGGTCGTCACGCCGGCGCTCGGGAATGGCAGCCTGCTGCGCACCATGGCTTCGGTTGGTGTGATGGCTGCCAGCATCGCAGTGGGCGCGTTGACCGCCGGCGCGGGCTTCGCGCTGATGGGTCTCTCCACCGCAGTCACAGCATCGATGCTGGCCGGGGCGGTCTCGGTCGCCGGCAACCTGCTCATCTCAGCGTTTCTGAACACGCCGAGCCAGAAGGCCAGCTCACCCAGCTACGCGTTCGACGGGCCGTCCTCGCTCGCGCAGAGTGGCACGGTAGTCCCCAAGGGCTACGGGACATTTTTGAGCGGCGGCAACATCATCGCCAGCTTCATCGACGTCGAAGGAAACGACCAATACATCAACTGCCTGGTCTGCTACGGCTACGGCCCCGCGCGCTCGATCACCGGCATCCAGATCAACAACAAGGACATCGGCGAGTACGGCAACGTGCAGTACTATACCCGGCTTGGCTCGAACACCCAGACCCCGCTGCCCAATTTCAACCGCGTCGTCAACGGCTATCCGCAGGACGCGCAGTGCCTGGCGGGCGTGCCCGTCATCGTTCCCGGTACCGGCGACCTCACCCAGATCCTCAACGTCGACGTTGTCTTCCCGGATGGCGTCTGGGTGCTGACCAACGACAACAACCTGATCCCCGCCTCGATCACCTGGCTGGTCGAGTACATGGAGGACGGCTCTTCGCTGATCTTCGCGGGATCGACCACCTCGGGCAGCGTCAACCTGGTGGCCGGCGCCTACATCGGCGCAGTGGATATCGGCACGATCATCGAGGGTCCTGGCATTCCGACCGGCACCTCCGTCGACGGCTTCGCGGTCGGCGGGGCCTATGGCACGCTGGTGCTCTCCGCGGCGGCGACCGCAACTGGGTCCGGAACATTCACGGCGGAGGGGGTTGGAAACTGGCTGCCGGCGCTATTCCCGCTAACGACCGAAGACGTGGTCACCTACGCGCTCGACGGCAACCCCAACCCGTATCCGACGTGGGTTGCGGTGGCCACCGACTTGCCCCCGAATTCGGGCGTGGTCTACGACAGCGACAGCGGGTCGCATTATCCCGGCGAGCCGTACTCGACCACAGAGGGCGTCGAGATCATCAACGCGGACGACAGCACCAGCACCTACGACAAGACCTGCGTCGGGGAATGGCAGCTCACCGACCCGACGCTCAACCAGGTGCAGGTTTCGAGCTGGTCGGCCGGGTATCAGAGCGCGACCTTCTGCACCCAGACGGCCTGCTATCAGCGCACCACCATCTACGGCCTCGCGCCGGGCAAGTATGACGTGCGCATCACCAAGTACGGATCCGCGCGCTGGGGTTCCTCCGAACCCATCCAGCCCGGCGACAACTGGTCGCCGCAGATCGGCCAGGACATCTGGGTTCACAACATCAACGAGATCTCGCTGCTCGACCTGGCTTATCCCAACATGATCCTGATCGGCGTGCGCGCCCTGGCCACCGGGCAGCTCTCCGGGTCGAGCGTAAGCATCACCGCGCTCATCGAATACGGTCTACGCACGCTCGACAACAACATCCTGCCCGGCGCGCTGCAGGCCTTCGAGGAGGACAACCCCGCCTGCGTCGCTGCGGACATGATGCTCGACGGCCTCTATGGCGGAGGCCAGTGGCCGGGAATTACGGCCGCGAACATCGACCGCTTCATCGATGAGTGGGTGGCGTGGGCTCAGCTCAACGACGAGCTCGTCGACGACGGCAACGGGGGAAGCATCCGCCGCCACGTCTTCAACGGCGTCTTCGACAATGAGTCGAACCTCTGGGACCAGATCAACGTGGTCGGCCGCATGTCGCGATCGCAGATTATCCCGCTAGGCCGCGACTACGGCGTCTTCCTCGACCAGCCCGACGTGCCCGTGCAGATCTTCACCATGGGCAACATCGGCGCAGACAGCTTCAACGAGACCTGGCTGGACATCGACTCGCGCGCCAACCAGGTCGAGATTCAGTTCGCCGACTCCACGCGCTACTACCGGCAGGACAACCCGCTGGTCTACATGGACCCTGCCAATCAAAATGCTGGCGTCGTCATAAAGAACACGCGCATCGATGGCAAGGGCGTCACCATCCCCGCGCAGGCCTGGCACCTGGCTCGCTTCAAAGAACGCTGCAACGAGTTTCTGCTGCGCGCGGGTTCGTTCAAATGCGACGTAGACGCGATCGCTTCGCGCCCGGGCAATGTGGCCATCTTGCAGCATGACGTTCCCTCCTGGGGTTGGGGTGGAAGAACTTTGCCAGGGTCGACCGCCTCGAATGTCGCCGTCGATCGAGATGACCTGCCGTTTGTTGCGGGTGTAGATTATTCACTGATTGTCCTCTTCGCTTTGTTAGAGAGGTACGCCGGCACCGTCACTGCGGCGGCGCCCGTCATCGATGTCACTGGCGCGACGCTCGGCATCCAGCTCAGTCTCTCGAGCTTCGACAACGCCAACCGTGTCACCCGGGCCGTGGTCGCCACCTCCGCTGGGGTGAGCTTCGACTCTCCGATCATGAGCACTGGAGCGGGCCTGGTTGTCATCCAGCCGGTCGCGGGCTTCACAGCGGCCGCGGGGCAGAGCTATACCCTCTACGACACCGACGTCCTCGAAACAGCTACGGTGAGCGGCATCTCGGCATCCGCTGGTTCCCTCAGCGTTGGACTCGGCACCCCGTTGTCGGGGCCGCCTTCTGACTATTCAACGTACTTTTATGGGCCGGTCGGAACCCAGAAGCTGATCCGCATCCTCACCATCCGCAAGGCCAGCGAGTTTCGCGCGACGATTGAGTGGATAGATTACAACGCCGACGTGTACGTTGACGCGACGCCGATCATCGGCGAGACCTCCGCGCTGGCCTCCACCAACCCCGGCGTCACCACACTCACCGGCGCCGAGGTCATCCAGCTTGTCGCGGGCAGCTACATCCCGTATGCCGCGCTCACCTGGATCAACGGTCCGGACACGGTCGGCGTGGGCATCTATGCGGTGCTGAGTAACGCGACGCTGGCCACCGGGGGAACAACTCCGCAGATGGTCGCGCGGCTCACCAACGGTGCGACGAGCTGGCAGACGCAGATTGCTCCCGGCATCGCCACCACCTTCACCGTGGTCGGCTTCGACGTGAATGACGATTATGCCGGCTTCAACTCCGCGCCGTCGGTGACGGTGCTGGGCGAGGGCATCACCACCAACCTGCTGCTGGGCTCGACCTTCCAGACCGGATTCACCTACTGGAGTCTCGCCCCGCGCGCGGGTGACGCGCTGGTCCCCGACCTCTCGGACGACGGCGAGGCCACCTACACCGTCGCCGGAACCGCGCTCACTGCGCCGCAGGTGCTGCTCTTCCAGCCGATCCCGCAGTCCAAGTGGGCGATCGGCGACTATCTCATGCTCTCGGCCTACCTCGAAGACTCAGCCGTCACCACCGCAAACGTCGGCAGCCTGCAGGCCTCGATCCGGTTTCTCAATGCGGCCGGCGGCGTTATCTCGAGCGTCTCGGCGACCGAGACCCTGGGCGGCCTCGCTCCGCTGCTCAATAGGTACAACACCGCCTCGACCGTCGTTCCCGCACTCACCGCGGCCGTGACGGTTGTAATCCAGGTCGCCGGCGGAAGCTTGAGCGTGCAGGTCGGCAGCGTCCTCACCTTCTCGCACCTGCTGCTGGAGGTCTCGACCCCAACGCAGACGCTGCCCAGCCTGTGGGCCGACGTCGACGTCCAGGGCGCGGTGCTCGACTACTTCACTAACGGCAGCAGCACCGGGCTGCGGGTGCAAGGTTCAGCCGTGCCGACGTTTACCGGCTCGCTGACTGTTTTCACCGGCGACGCCGGCGCAATCATCTCCTGGGCCGGGCTGGTCATTCTGTGGCCAGATGGATCGCAGACCTACGTCGCCGACAGCAACGCGTCGACTGAAATCCAGGTCACGGCGCTCACCGCGAGTACCGGCTACTTCGGCTTCCTGTTCTGGAGCGTGGTTGCCGGCCAGATCCAGGCTGCGGTGCCCACCACACCGCTGGGCACGCCGGCCGGCGGCGCGCCGATGTATCTCTCCGCGGCCTACGACGCCGTAGCCGACGCAGCCTGCAAACAGGACGGTTGCGTGCCGCTCACGGTTGGCGGCATGACCATCACCACGCAAGCCTCCGGCTTTAGCGATAGTGGCCCCGGTGGCAGCGGAACCATCATCTCCGGGAGATACACGCCGCCAATCTAGGGGGAGTTTGCCCATTTCTTGAAATTGGCTCTATCACCCTTGCATGTCTACACCGATCGCCGTCACCGGGACCACCACCGCCGCCAGCACCACCGTCACCGCCCTTTCGAGTCTTGCGCACCTTTTGCCGGGCCAGGCGATCAGCGGAGCAGGCATCCCGAGCGCGACGACCATCGTCTCGATTTCGCGCACATCCCTGGTTCTCTCGGCCGCCGCCACCGCCGCCGCTACCGTCACCCTCACCGTCGCCCTGGTTGGCTTCACGGCGTTCGTCGCCAACAACATCCAGGATGCATCGGGTCTACCGCTTGCCCTCGGCTCGATGTTGGTGCAGCCGACCGACAATAACAACCTTCCCATCACGGCCAGCTCCGGAGGCCTGGGCGGCCAGATGATCGTGAGCGCCGCGACCATTCCCATTACTGCCGGCTCGGTTGGCGCGGGCGCTGTCGTCGCCGACACGTCGCTTACCTCACCGGTCAACATCTCGTTTCGGATCACAATCCTCGATCCCCAGGGCCGCACCCTCGCCGTCTACAAGGGCGTCCAGCCCACCGGTGCCACCTTCGACTTCGACACCTTCACCCCCAACGTCCCAGCGCAGGCACCGTACACCGAAGGGCCGCCGGGCACGGACGGCACCGATGGAACGAATGGCACAAACGGCGCGGCCGGGGCTGCGGGTTCCGAAGGCAGTGTGACCACGCTTGCCGCGAGTGTGCTGCCCGCGCCAGGCAATCTCTTCAACATCGCAGCCGCGCAAGAGAACTTCATCACAAACAGCGTGGGTGCGGTGGTCGCCCAGACAGGCGCCGGCGGCGGACCGTCCTGGGTCTCGAACCTGATGTACTGCCCCGGCGCGACCGAGTTGGTGGCGAATTATCCGCTTGGCGACAATGGGTTCGGTCCTGGGGCCTACATCCAGCTCTTCGATGCGAACGGTGACTTCCTCTCCGTGCTGGCGTCGATGGGGAGCTGGAACATCGCGGCAGGCACCGCGATCACGCTCCCCGGCACCCAGGTTTATGTGCGGGTGACTTTGCTGCAAGGCGTAGCCGGTGGACCTCCGACGTTCGCGATGTTTTACGCGGGCACGTCGACGCCAACTATCCCCGGCGCATTCACCAGCTTCGCACCGTATGTCTCGACCGCGGTGGACGCCAACATTGCGGCGGCTGCGGCGTCAGTGAAGGGGCTCATATCACAAGGCGATGGTGGGCTGCTAGGCTTGATAATTCCTGAGAATGCGAACGTCTGGGATGCAAGTGCTGCCACTGTGGGGTCCACCGGCAAGGACGACGGAACGCTATACGCAACCTCGTACTTTAGTGGCGAAGTGACGGTAAGCGGATTCATCCTGTGCCCCGGGGTGACCGCATTCACTACCAACGCTACGGTGCTTCCCGACAACTTCGATGGCATCGGTGAAAGCGTTTGTATCCAGCTCTTCGACGCAGAGAAAAACTACCTCGGCAACACTGCATCCGCTGGCCCTGCGACCTTCACATCTATTGCACTCCCCGGCACGCAGACGTACATGCGCATCACGATAGACGGGGGGCCCGGCACTGTACAAGGTTCCTCGCCTGCTTACGTCATGGTCTTCCTGGCTAAGCCGGGAGCGGCCGTGTACGCGATGAGCGCAGCTTCACCCTGGACGCCGTTCTATGGCAAGCAGGTCATCAATGGATTCGCCCGCGCCACGGTGAAAACGGGGTCGGGCCTCGGTTGCTACATGAACGGGGCCAACGACGATACCGCCCTGCTGCAGGCGTTTCTCAACACCGCCTCGGCAACCAACCCAATCGAGCTGATTCTCGACGGCGTCGCAGCGACGACCGGGCTTTACATTTCACCGAACGGATATACCTCGATTCGCGGCCTGGGTGTGGGCACCGGGCTCATCTTGATTAGCCTAACTTTCGGAGTGGCACCCACTCAGGATGTGCTCCGCATTGGCCCAGTTGTTCCTGGAGTGGACAGCGAAGGAAGTGCCGGCACGCCGCCCGCCCGAACCGCTGTCAACATCATGCTGCGTGACTTTCAGATCAACCCGAATGGTCAGGTGAACGCAGTACAGCCGACCTATGGGGTAATCCTCACCAGTTGCGCCTATGTGCTGGTTGACAACCTGAGCATCCTTGGCGACTGTGCCAACTACTGCTTGTGCCTCAGCAACGCGGGGAACGTCAAGATTTCGCGCTGCAACTTCGTCACCGGTGGGCAGTTCCACGATGGAATCCACATCGATGGACCGAGTGAGGATATCAACATCAGCGACTGTTACATCGCCACCGGCGACGACGGCATCGCCTTGAATGCCCACGAAGGCTACGGCGGCAACATCAGCGACGTCGCCATCGCAAACTGCGTCTTCAACGGGGCCGCGACGCTGATGCGTGCCTATGGATCGGCTGCCGGAAGCACTGTCAGTATGGTCAAAGTATCCAGCGTGACGGTCACGGGCTGCACCGGGTCGGTGACAAGCTGCGTCGCTTCTCTGGGACTCTCCGCAGGCGGCTGCAACAACACCAACACCGATGAGATCGAGGACATCACCTTCTCGAATAACGACATCGTCCATGGGCTCTCCGGACAGCCCTACGCCGCGTTTCTATGCTGCTGCAACGTTCGGTCGCTCGCCATCCACGGCCACACTCACCATCCGGTGACAGACCTTTCGCTGGTTCACGTCTACGGATATCAGACCGACCACATCCTCATCGATGGACTGACGATCGTTCGCGGACCGGAGGCCAGCGCAACGTGTGGGATTGTCGACGTGGACGCCACCGCCGGCGGGTCGATGACCAAGCTGACTATCCGCGGGGTCACCGTCGTCGATCAAACCGGGTCAAGCTATGCGGCAATGCCCTACGCTCTCAGCGTGGCGACGGCTTTGGCAGAGTTGGTGATCGACGCCCTCGACATCGATAAATTTACCTCCCTGTTCGACAGCAACGGCACAGCCAACATCACGGCCATCAAGGGAGCTGGCCTGCTCGGGACCGGCGCCAGCGTTCCCGATTCTGTGGTGGCCAACGATGCGCTTTACCTCTCCTCCACCGACGCCGGCGCGCTCTCGATCAAGCTCGCCGGCACGGCCATGCGCTTCACCCTGTAACCCGGAAGGAACACCCTGATGATTCGAAATGCCGCACTTGCATTCCTCGCTTGTCTCATCGCCGCGCCGCTGCCCTCGCAGACGCCGGTCACCAATCCGGCGCCCGCTCCAGTGTGGGTGACCGTCACGCAGGAGAGCGCAACCATCTCGGTTACACTTCCGGCCGGCGCGACCTACCGCTTCGGCGACTACACCAACAATCTCTGGAGCCAGGCGGTTATGGTTCCCGTTCTCACCACGCTGAGCCCGGTGACGATGGCCGACGCCAGCCCCTTCCCGTTTCCCGATCCCGACTACGGAACCCTCAAAGAACTCGACGTGCTCGAGACCGCCGCGCCGCAGACCGTCTCGGTCTCCGACCTCACGCTCTCCCCGCCAGCTCCGGTGCTGCGCATCGTCCCCGGGCTCGCAACGCAGAATGTGCTGCCGGTGCTGCCCGGCTCGGCGCATGTGCTCACCTTCTCCAACTTCGCCAACACCGACACCACGGCGTCGTCGCAGCTGATGTTCGCGTTCGTCAACGCCCCGGCCGGCGGCGGGGCCAGCGCCTGGGAGGGTACGCAGATGGAGCTGGACATCGACGGCGTGGCACTGACCTGCACCTACGGCCAGACATACACCAGCCAGGTCTTCAGCCTGAGCTGCACTGTGCCAAACCCCTAAAACCCCGCCATTTTGACCCCTTTCCCGCGTGGGCAGTAAGACTCATGCAGCCGGAATCCGTCGCCCGTGCGGAGCCGCGGGGTAGGCCCTCCACAACTGGAGGCTCCCCGCCCGGTCATAACTTCTCGCGGGAAAGGGGCCTCAGTGAAATGGAGCACGTTATCGATTCGCTGCCTGATGCTCCGGTGAGCGCCGAGCAGCCCGGCTTCCACCTCCCCTACGCCGTCGCTGGCCCCCTTGCTGTCGTGGTGATCGCCGTCTGCACCTGGTGTTTCTCCAATAGCGCGCGCCTCACTACGGTCGAGACCGAAATCCGGCACCTGGCCACCTCCGATCAGGAGGCCACGCAGATGCAAAAGCTAGACGATTTCCAGCACGAGTACGAGCGCGACCGTATCAACGACAAAGTTGCCAACGCACGCGAGGCCAAGCAGTGAACGACACGCTCAACCAGACTTTGATCCGCGGCCATGAAGGCTATCGCCTGGTGGCGTACAAGGACACGCGCGGCTTCCTCACCATCGGCGTGGGCTTCAATCTCGACGGCGCCGGCGCCAGCCAGGTATGCGCGGTGGCCAATGTGAACTATCCCGCCATCCGCGCCGGGGCTGCACTTCGGCCCGACCAGGTCGACGCCATCTTCGCCCAGCAGTATGCGGTCGTCGCGAAGGACGTGCGGGCCATCTTCCCGGCGATCGACACCTTCCCCGACAACGCCGGCGCGGTCATCTGCGACATGCGGTTCGAACTCGGCGAGGCAGGCTTCCTCGCGTTCCACAACACCGACGCCTGCTTCAAGGCGCGCAACTGGTCCGGCGCAATCGCCGGCATCAAGGACTCCGCGCTGTCCAGTGAGGTTCCCGGCCGCGTGCAAAACAACGTGGCGCTGTTGAGCGTGCTGCAGAACCAGACCAGTGCTTAGCTTCGCCAGGCTATTCGTAAGCCGAAAGGGAAGACCCATGGCCACGCCCCCGACCTCGACCACCGCCCAGGAGATGGCTGAGCTGCGCGTGCTGCGCATGAAGTTCGCCGAGAAGCTGCGCGTGATCGCAACACCGGCCACGCACGCGGCTTCGGCCGCGGAGCCAGTTGCAACACCCGCCATTCCCGCCGCTGCAACCCCGTCGATCCCGACGGCCCCAACCGCACCAGTTCCACCGGAGATTCAAATGGCAAGCAAGCTCACCACGTTTTTCGAGAAGTTCGACACGGAGTTCAAAAAGCTGGTCGGCGAGGCGCCGGCGATTGAAGTGAAGATCGCAGCCACGCTGCCGGTCGCCACCAAGCTGCTCGCCACCGTCCTCACCCTCACCGCCGGCGCACCCGCGGCCGCGGCCGTCTCCGCAATCGTCGCCAAGGTCCAGACCGGCCTGGTCACAAGCTCCGTCCTCATCCAGGGCGCGGTCAACGATCCCACCGTCCCCGGCATTCTGGCCGATGTGACTTCGAACCTCAGCTCCATCGAAGCCGCCGCGCAGATCACCGACCCGGCAACCGTCGCCAAACTCAACAGCACCGTTGCGGAGATTGCCGGCGAAGTCGGCGCGATCGCCACGGCCCTGCCCACCGCGTAATCGCATTAGTACGTTTTTACGTTTTGACGAGGTCCTTTGAAGAAACTGCTCGCCACCGCGTTGGCCATCGCACTGGGCACCCTGCCGGTGTCGGTGGGCATCGTGTGGGCGCTGTGGCCCGTCCACAACGCCGTGATTACGGCATCGTCGCGGCTGAACACCGCGCTCGATGGTATCAACGGCACGCTGACCAACATCAACCGGCCGTGCAAGGGACCGGCGGGGCCCGACGCCTGCGGCACGCTCGCGCAGATCAACAAGGTTTCCATCGCCGCCGGCGACGCGACCAACCAGATGCGCATCCAGGTCGCACAGACAGGCCTGCTCATCACCGCGACCGCCGCCAACCTAAACCTGGTCGGCGCGCACGTCACGGACCTGGTCGACGCGCTCAAAGGAACGGCCACCGAGGCCACCAACCGCATCGCCGACCTCAAGCCTATCGAGGTCGGAGCTGCTAAGACGGTGGTGGACGCCGACCAACTCATCGCGGACCCGCTCATCCCCGACTCCATCGCCAACCTCGACAAGGCGAGCATCCAGCTCGCAGTTGGAGCGGTCCAGGCGGTTGCCATCGAGGGCGACGTCAAGGCCACCACCGGCAGTGTGAAGGCGATCGCCGCCGATGGCCAGGCCGAGGTTCACTCGCTCACCCACCCCAAGCCTCTGGTCTCGATCGCCGACTGGACGCTGAAAGTGATCCACGCATTCGCCGGAATCATTTTCTAGTGCTTCGCACCGTTCTTGACGCTTGCGCGTGAGAACAAAACGAAAGGGAATCATGACCGACACACTCGCAGCCGAACTCACCGCGGCCGTCGCGCCCACACCGAAGGAAGTCGACAAGCTCATCGTCGAATACGCGGCCGCACAGAAGGTTATGCTCTCCGCGCAGACTGTCTCCTCGGTTGCCGCCGGCGCCGCGAACAAGCTGAAGGCTCAGCTCACCGTGATGGTCGAGACCTACGGCGTGCGCCACACTGAATGCTCGAAGCGGCTGGAGGGAATCCACGGCCGGGCTACCACTACGACAGGGAAGACCCTGTCGACGGACAGCACTGCGGTCGACACCTTCAAGACCTACCTCGACAGCTCGCATATGCCGGACCTGGTCGAGCGGTTCTTCACCACGCACACCAGCTACAGCCTGGTCGCCGCTCCAGATGACGTGCTGAAGACACTGAGCCTCGGCACGCGGATCCGCGACAAGATGACGTCGCTGCTGGCCCTGTGCAACAAGGTCGGGCTGCGGTCCCCATCGCTGAAGGTCGAATACGTCGAGCCCACCGCCCCGGCAAAGAAGGGCGCGAAGTGAGCAGCCTGCTTCCACATCGGTTGATTTCGAGCCCGGCGTGGGCTTCCCGCGGCGACGCAAAGACGAGCACGTCGCTCGCGGTCGCGACGCAACCGCGGAAGCGCCGCACCGGGCCTCATTCAGGTCCGCCGCCGACCATTCTGGAGCAGCGCCGCATCGATGCGAAAGCCGCCCTGAAGTTGCGTGCGCGATGAACCGGCCGGGTTGGCCTGACGGATTCGTAGGGCCGCCGATGGGGCCCAGGGAAGTGGAGATCTACCTCTGCCTCATCGACGAGACGACGACTTTCCTTGAGATGGTTGCGGCGAAGTGGCGGGCGATTGAGATTGTGGCGGCGCACGACGCGGTCGGCGAGCTGCACGGATTCAGCCGATGAAGCCCGTCGAATACATTGCGGCGATCTTCAGCGCAGACAACTGCGCCAGCTTCGCGCGCTGGGCCACGGCCTGCACCGTCCTCACGGGGTGCTGGGCGGTGATCCACCTGGTGCGGAGAACGGGTGCGCTACCCGATCCCACGGAGCTGGCCGCGCTGGCGCTGTGGATGACGTCGCCCTATGGCATCAACAAGGTCGTCACGGCCTTCCGGCCGGCGGACGCGAAGTAGGGCTCGAGCCCGTGCTGATCACCCTCAATTGGAGCCTGCTGACTCTGCGCCACAACGTGCAGCCGTGCGTGCATGGCTGGGTCTCGGACGCCTCGATCGCCGACGCCCTGGCTCACCTCCGTTTCGACGACCCGGCCGTCCCCCATCACCGCCGCACCAACCGCGCTCAGCGCATCGCCAGCATCGTCGCCATGATGGACGCCGGGGTAACCTTCGACCCGGTGCGCATCGGCGCCAGGCGGACCGGCGTGGTGCTGAAGGATGGCCATCACCGGTTGCGGGCATACCAGTTCCGCTGGGCGCTGTCCGCGATCCCGGCCGAGGTCGACCACGCGCGCTGGATCCATCCCGGCTGCGTAGCAGGGAACTCAGGCGCTTAGGTACCTGAGTACCTATAGTCCTCATCTCTTTTTTGAGATGTCGGCTTAGGTACCTGAGTGCCTAGAGGATGAGGCGGAGAGGGAAGGCTTGCGGTCCAGGGACGGGCGGACGATGCCCGGCCAACTCTCGCTCGAACTGGTCGAGGTCGTCGAGCGACGATGCGGCTATCCGGGTGACGAGGCACTGCACCGCGATGCCGGACTCGGTGTGGCCTTCCCAGAGTCGGGGTTAGCTGCACGTGCCCCTGGACGCATGGGGTTGCGGGCGTTCTGATAAAAACATGGGGATTTGCAGGGTGGATTGGAGGGTCGAAAAAGCGGGCCTTTTCGAGGGTTCAGACGCACGGAATCAACGTCTGATAAGAATAATTATGTACACTGCGCTGTTCTTTCGCCTGACGAACCGGTCAACCCTGTTGCCTTCCGAGTTAACCCATTATTGCGCGACCCCGGAGCCGCACCCGCAGTAATTCCCTTCGCCATCGAAACAGTCTAAACTACTCGCCATGTTGGTCTAGTGACTCGAGAGGTTCCCCCCATGGCCCGTCCCATTTCCTGGGTTGAGCGCGCGCCCGCAATCCTCCACGAGGTCAAAGTCAAGAAGCGTACGCGCTATGGCGCCGGCGACATCCAGGATCTCTTCGGCCTGATGCCGCGCCGGGCCCAGGCGCTGATGAAGATGCTCCCGCGCTTCGAGATTGGCAGGACTTTCGAGATCTCGCGCGAGGACCTCATCGCCTTCCTGGAGCGTGTGGTGGACGCTGCGCCGCCTGGGTGCGGCCACCACGCCGCCGGCAAGGCTGTGGCCGCCCTCTTCAGCCGGATCCTCGCCAGCGCCCCGCCAGTGACCCGCGAGCAGCCTCCCCTCCCCCTGGCATCGCCGATCCGGCTCACCCCCCGGCGATCCCTGCCGCTCGCCTCCCTGCCCGAATCGGTCCTGGTGCGCCGCGGCGTCATCGAGATCCACGCCCGAACTCGCGAGGAAGCGACTGAGGCGTTGCTGGCCATCTCGACGGTGATCGAGACCGACGAGTTCGCCGCGCGGTTCGAATTGTCGAAACCGGTGGGGCGCGTCGACTCGGAGGTCCGGGAGATGTTCGAAGAGCTGGAGCAGATGGAGGCCGCCTATGCGAAGGGTGCTTAGGTACTCAGGTACCCGGTGGCAGTTCTGGTGGCAGTTGGGTTCGCGTCTCGCGGCATCGTCTCGCGGCCCCCCGCAGCAACGGAGTATCGAAATAGGTACTATTTACGGGCCTTCCGCAGCTTCTCGCAGTTCGTCGCAGGTCAGGCCGACCTAGGTACGAAGCGACTCATAATCCGTTGGTTCCAGGTTCAAGTCCTGGTGGGCCCACCACATCACGCTGACTTGCCGAGCTGGGACATC